ATGCTCAAAGTCTTCCACTCGTTGGATACGCCCCACTGACCGTCCAGTTCGTAAATAATTCTTTTGGGGCAACCAAATATGTCTGGAATTTTGGAGATGGGCATAGCAGTACTGAGTTTGCCCCGTCTCACAGCTATGATGAATCGGGAACGTACACTGTAACACTGACGGGAACGTATGGAGCATTTGGTCTTCACAAGATTCTTATCAATTACGTTACGGTCACTAATTACATCATTACGGCTGGTTTTGATGCCAGCCCGAAGACGGGCACGGCTCCATTGGAAGTAAGTTTCAGTAATCTCAGCACAAATGCTGATAACTATTACTGGCAATTCGGCTCTGGTTCTGCTACAAGTACAGCATTTGGTCCAACCCAATCGTTCATGGATGCAGGGACTTATACTGTCATGTTGACTGCAAGGACGAATCCAATAGGATGTTCGAATATTTATTCGGATGTTTATACTAGCGCAAGTTATATTGTCGTTGCTCCACAACCAGATAATTGCGGTGGAACTTACTTGCAGGATTTCGCAGGCGGAAATTTCGGAGACAAATCTTTCAATCAACAGTACGTTGGTTCTCTCGGACACCTTACGACACCCGTGACATTCAGTTACAACGTAGCTACCAGTGCTTCTCGTTATGTAGTAACCATCAATGGTAATACAATGTTGGATACTCTGTGGCTATGCAGCGGCAGTGCAGACCAGACAATGGTGGATAGTATTAACGATGCTATGGCTCCTTATGGCCCCAGCCCGACCCCGGCGTATCTGTCAGCTTCTATTTCCCCGACCAACAATCTTGTGGCTACCCCGGGAAGTGGCACCCTTTACTTCAACAAGACGGATGCTTTCAACATTACAACGGTCAATGTTTACAATCCGTTTAACACGACTTGCAGTTATACAATGAGTTGTCCAACGCCAGAACCGCCTCCAATTGTCATTCCGCCGACACTTCCATGTGGTGGAGCTATAAGTCCTTCGGGGAATGCAGTTCCATATCCATATTACAAAGATTACCCAATTCAACTTGGTTCTGGCACCGGAACTGTTGTACTTACCTTTAGTGCTTACACTGTTCCAGACCGATTCCAAGTTATTTATGACGGCGTTGTTGTTATAAATCCACAGGGGTATTGGAACGGAGCAATGAGTTCCGGAAATAATAACTATAGAGCGGCGTTGAATGCTCTTGGATTCACTGAGGCTATCCGAACTGCTCCACCGCCCGCAGCCCCGGGCGCATGGTCAGATTCCTTCGTTAAGACAACAAATACGCCATATGCAATTCTACGTGTGTGGTCGCCGCTGGCGGGCACCGCTTGGACCGCAAAATTGGCCTGCCCCGTGTAAGGATTTGATTTATGAATGGTGAAATATTCTTCAACATGTTTAAGGAACCACACCCGGTTTACGGGAAGTCTGAGTTTCTGTTGAAACGATGGCAGCGGCAGACAATTTATGCTAAGTCAGGGTCATATGTTCGTTCGGATAATTCTTCGGAGATTAAGATTCATAGCAGTTCCATTCGCCGCATGACAGCTACGACAGACTATATTATTCCTGATAGCCCAAAGGCAAATGTTTACTCGACTAACTCCATCTATCTGTATGATTATGTGGTCGTAAGCGACACATTCTTTTTGACCAGCGTTTATACTGCTTCCTCAATTGATTCCATCCCTGCGGAAAATAATAATCATGTTGGAGGAAGTGAATGGTATCATGGGGCAAATACTTGGCTTAATAGCCCTAACACGGTTTTCAACAACTATACATGGCGTTACAACCCCAATGCAAGTGTTGTGCGTGGTTATCCTGTATATGGATATGACCCAATTTATTCGGGTACTCCCCAATATACAGCCCTGATGCAAACTCCAATTTACCGTGATGACGGTACGTATTTTGAAATCGTTCGTGGTTATCCGAGGAACCATTACATTCATAAGCGAGGGTATTTTGCATTGGAAAGGTTCATGAGTTATGGACTTGCCAATAGAGCCGTAACTTCGGCGTCTTATCGAAAAGGAATGCAAACGAATGGTACAACTATCGGGCCGACAGGATTAAGTGATGGAAGTGACCCCGTTCAAAGCACTCAGGTCACAAACATTGACCTTATCAAGTCGGACAACGTAATTTACCACTAAAAACCAACGGCTCGTTGATACTTATAGATGAGCATCACTTTATAAAAAGCATATGGCCTACATAGACAACCAAACCATCACCGTAGATGCAGTTCTCACCCAAAAGGGTCGTCAGATTTTGGCGCAGAACGGCAACCTAAACATTACGTCATTTGCCTTGGCAGACGACGAAATTGACTATACGCTGTATCAGCCGAACCATCCCAACGGAAGCGCCTTCTACGATATTGCCCTACGCAACACCCCTGTCTTTGAGCCACTTACTGACGAGACTCAGACGATGAAGTACAAACTCGTGACTTTGAACCAAGGTGTCACGTCCATCCCAGTTATCACTATCGCCCAAGACAAGATTCTCGTGACGAAGGATTACACTGGTGACATCGTTATCAGTCCCTCAACCAACCCCGCCTACAACTTGCAAGCGGGCTATACGGCTATCCTTGGGAACAAGAACGTGGGTATTCTGATTGTGCAACAGACCAATGCTGTCAATTCTGTTTCCAATACTGTACCAACTTTTGCTGGGGACATCAATATTGCCAGTGCCCAAGTCGTTGTCGGAAACTCGTTCCGCTTCGTTCCAAACAGCGGGTTGAACAAAACGACTACGACCAATTTAACAATCATCGGGAATGAATCTGGCGGTAGCACTTCGATTGAAGTTACTGTGACAGTCCCGCCTTCTACAACGCAATAAGCATATGATATTCAACCAATTTGACCCAAAGAAAGACGTAGTAGCTGGTCGTGTTACCCGTGTTGCAAGTGGATTCTGGCCCGATGGTTCGCCGGGATGGGACCAAGGAAATTTCACGGATGACTTCTGGCGCATTACGGGGTCGGGCACCCCGTCGCCTTCGTATGGAACTTCGTTCTATGACGTTCGCTATACGATGTACTATCTGAACGTATTTCCAGACCAATCGTCCTACGTCAATTACGACCCGTACTTCTCCATCGCTTATGGAAACTTTTATGGTGACATCGGAAGTGGTTCGTTCACCACGGAATCTTCGAGCATTGAGGCATCTCCGACCAAAGCCATTTACACTCAGTACAAGAACATCTTGCTTTCCAATTCTGACGTAAATGCCACGACTAACGGAATGTTTTCGATGACAAGTGCCAGCACTACGGTTACGGCAACTGACATTTGGGTAATCAATTTCTCGGCTTACAAAATGAAGGACCGAATTGATGAGGGGTTACTACAACTCAATTTCAGTGGTTCAAAAGGTCTTGTCACTTTGATTGACGACTCTATCTATTCAACCCGTAATCAGTATGTCTATCAGCTTGTAACTGGAAGCTTGACGAACCCTTCCGCAAGTGCAACTTACGAAGGTCTTGGGCTTTTCTATCCACAAGTTGGTATTGTGGTCCTCAATGCTGCTGCTATGGCTCAAAAGCTTGGAATTACAAGTGGGTCGGGCGTAGGTGCTAACACGGGTGGGCCAGTTCAATCTGATGGGTCGTGGCCATACATCTCAGGCTCACTGCCGGGGAATGTTCAATACACTTACAACCACAAAACTCTGTTTGAGTCCATGAACTTGTGCTCGGGTCAACTGATGAATGTCAGAAAATCCGAATATGTCCCTGCCCGCCATTACTTCGTTCGAGTAATGAACCGTGACTTCAACTATAGCAACAACCCGACTTACGTGTACGACGGAACCGATGGTCAGCATCCAAAGGGTCAAATCTATAACGCAGACTTCATTACTGACCCACGAACCTACATCACGACAGTTGGGCTGTACAACGATAGCAACGAACTTGTTGCTGTTGCAAAAATGAGCAGGCCAGCGGTCAAGTCCTTTGACCAAGAACTGCTCATCAAGGTCAGACTTGATTTCTAAGTTCTTACTGAATGAATGATAAAGCACATCAATCACCAGAATGTCTCGACGACGCCGTTCGTTGCGGCTAAGGCCCGTGTTTTATCGAACATTCAGAACGCTGACACTGTTATACTAGAGTCGGAGGTTTATACCAATGGCACTAATATATCCCTCGACTACGTTGATTACAATTTGGGAAACCCCGTAATCAATAGAGAGTGCGATATTGCACTCGAACAACAAGACATTGACTCTCTTGGTTATGAAGAGGGTATCACTGGGTCAGCGAATTTCAATTCGTCTTCCGACGCAAGAAACGCCGATGGAACTTATCAGACCCTTGTCCATCGTCAGACCAAGAATGCGTTCTACAATTCCTACCATAATCCCACGGAAATCTTTGGGGTTGAACACATTGACTTTCCTCTAAGCAAAACTCTCCGAAATCTTGCCGACCACTTTCGGATGTTTAGTATTCCACGTCTTGTATTCGGGGATAAAATACAGCCTAAGAGTGTTCATTTCTATGACACTCTTCTCGACGACAACGTAGAGATTTTCGACGACGGGTATCAAAACCTCATCGCTGGCTACAACCTGTTTTCCAAAGTTCAAGAGGTACGAACATGGCCCTCGGGGTCCAACGAAATTTTACCGGGAACGTCAAGTTGTATTTGTGTCACGTATGACAATAAGCCTCGTTCTGCTTCTGTATCTGAAAGCGGGTCTTTGGATATAGGATTCATAAGCGGGTCATCTACTACCTATCCATTTACAGACGGAACATCAGGCGTAAGCCCGTCTTTATTCGCCGCATTCCATTCAGCATCTCTCGAAACCGTTCCATTTATTGAATACCCAAGCAGTAGAACAGGATATTTATTCGGTAGTGTAGCGAATGAGCGTTATACGGACACGCCGTCTATGGGAGTTGTTTCGTTCCTCTCGGCGACAGTATTAACTGTCGTTCAATCGGGAAGTTTTGAACCACATGATTCGGCCTCAATCACAAGTATTGGGTTCTATAGTGGCTCATTGTTTGATGCAGTTGTGATGTCCACTGGGTCACAAGATAGCGCATCACTTTCTGTCGTGGGATTTTACTCTGGGTCTTTGTTCCAGATGCTTGTGACTGGAAGTACCCCGGGAGAAAGTGGGTCAATAACAAGCGTAGCGTTTTACAGCGCATCGGTTTTCAATGCTATCGTCGCAACGGGTTATGATGATTATGCGAGCATAACGAACGTAGGATTTTACACAGCGTCAGTGTGGGGGGCACCGCCTCCTTAATGACGCATAACAAATAGGAGAGAAATATATGAACACAACACAAAACTTTGGCGGAATGAGCCACACCCTTGAAGGAAGATTCAGGGCGATGGTTGTTGATGCCAACACAGGTGAGGTAGTTCTGGAACAACCAGAATTTACCAAGAACTTAATCTTGAACAACGGTATGGATGGTATTGCTTCCCGAACCTACGCCAATTCGTTTTTGTACGCAATGGGTGGGGTGGGAACAAGGCCAAACAGCATCGTTGGAGCAACGGCTCAAGTATCTCAAAGCTACTATGGGCTTACTCTGTACCCAGATGGAACATTTACGGGGTTTACAACTCCATATTTGGCGTACTACCCACAAAACCTCGAACTCGGTGATGTGATTGTATTCGACTCGGTTCCCGCTGGAACAACCGACCACGTTCAAATTACCACGGCTATTACTGCTCTAACGGCAACGTGTAGTCTATCGCAATCTATTCCACCAACTACGTTTACTGTCTGGAAAACCTCGCAGACGAGTTTAGAGTCCGAAGTGAGTCGTTCTACAAGTTATCTCACGGGGACTGGAAATTGTGGAAGCAGTATCTTATCAGATACGTTGACCCTGCGTAGGACGTTTGACTTCCCCACTGAGACTTCTGCAAGAAACTATACCGAAATCGGTGTAGGTTGGAGCGGCACTCGTCTTGCACCAAATACGACGTTTAGTCGTTTGCGCCTTCCAGTGGTTATTCCCGTGGGTGTCAGTCAACTTTTGAGAGTTGTGTTCCAACTCCAAGTGAAACTTGCACCAACGTCGTCTGTATCACGGCCAAACGTGGTTATCAATGGGGTTGGTGGGGCTGCTAACTGGCCAATTGCTCCTGCAACCAATACTAATGGTTCTGAGTCAATGCAAGCCATATGGAGCAATCCGACTCAAGATGGATATGCTTATGGAACTATCCAAAACATCTATAACACTGGTCAATCAAGTGGGTTTTATTCGCTGGAACCTTCGGGCGATGGACAGTTCTGCTATTTTTGGCTTTCCGAGGATTCGCAGTCACTTCGACCATTCAATACTGCTGTGTCCCGAGGCAATTGGAATACCCAAACTACAAAGGATGCCTATGTCAATGGGACGTACACTGTTCGAAAAACAGGGGTATTTTCTATTGCTCAAGCGAACAGTCTTAAGCTTCGTAGTATGGGTATTGGGCAAGGAAGCGTTTCCCCTAATAACTATGACCCCGGCTCGGCGGATTATCAGGGGTTCACATTCTTGTTCGAGCAATCGCAGTCCAAGTACACCTCGCAGACGCTTACGCTTGCGTATTCGTGGACATGGGACCGAAGCTTCGTGGAATAAGAGGTCTGTATGCTTAAACAACTCAAAAAGACCGATGTGACGACATCGCCTTTTCGTGCCACTAAGGCACGGGAGTTGTATAATGTACAGAACCCAGACCAAGTAATATTGGAGCAAGACTCCGCAAGTGTTGTTATTCCTGAGACGCCCATTGCTCTTGACTATGTTGACTACATCACGGGTACTCCTCTCCTAAACCGTGATTGCGACATTGCCTTGGAGCAACAGACAGCAGACTTAGCCCTCTATGAAGAGGGCATCAGTGGAAGTGTAAAGCCATTTGATTCGGCGTCTGCGGAAATAAACCTCAACACTGGAACGTATAAAGTGCTCCTGTACAATCAGATGTACAGGGCTTTCTACAATGAGTATCACAACCCAACCGAAATCTTCGGAATGGAAAACATTGACTTCCCTCTGAACAAGGCGAACCGTTATTTGGCCGACAAGTTCAGGATGTTTACCATTCCGAGGTTTGTCATGGGCGACAAAATTGCCCCCGGAAGCGTTCAGTTCCAAGATACGTCATTTGATGACAATGTGGAGGTTCAAGACGATTCTAATGGCAATCTGATTGCGGGAAATAACCTTTTCTCCAAGGTTCAGGAGGTCCGTATCCTCGGAAATTGGATTTTGCCGGGGACAGCTTCTTACACTTGTCCCATCTATTACGATGGCCCGCCTATATTTATACCTAACATCACGGCAAGCCTTTTGACTTGGCCGATGTTTACGCCAGCGATAATGGCAACCCAATTATAATGACAAACGCAATCCTAACTCAGTGGACTTACCCCGGGACCGACGAGACAATGTTCCTTTTGGAACGTTCTACCGACTCTGGGTCAACGTGGCCGTTGGCGAAGTTGGTATGATGGCATCCTCACCTGATGGCGTGAATTGGACTGACATAAGTCAGCCCGCACCAATCTTTGGCACCGATATGTCATGCGTGGAATGGAACCCCGATGGCGGGCACTTTGCTGCCTGTGAGTACGGAGGGTATATTTACACTTCCCCCGATGGACTTAGTTGGGCATTGAATACAATTAACCCTCACGTACAATTCGAAGGAAATTACTACACGTATGTTCAGCGGTTGGCCTATGAGTCGTCAATCAACAAGTTTCTGGTTTTCGGACTTGCACCGCCAACATAATTCGTGGAGGCCGATATGTATAGACGAGAGTTATGTTTGTCAAAGTCAAAAATGAAAACTACGGCTATGCCGTTGCGACCTACGGCGATTACGTCGTAGTCTCCAACCCTGACCTTCTCCGATGGGACCACCTGACTGCAAGTGTGGAGCATACGGGGTCTGTGGATGTTTTCCGTTATAATAAGTCCAAAGACGAGCATGATTACGTTGGCACACTTCATCAACTTTGGAGGGGATTCGATGTCAAAATGGACACCGAAGCCAATAATCCCATCTCTGCTTCCGAGCCAATTGCTACCGAAAGTTCTTCCCTTGTCTTCTACCCCGAATACAACATTTGCATAGACAAAGACCTCTACACCGCTTCTCTTGAGAATGGATATGGAGTATCTCTTGACATGTACGAAAAGTATTTGGTGGTTGGGTCTCCATATCTCACGGAAGTAACCCGAACAACCGCCAGCTTTATTACGGCATCATGGGCAATGACCGAGGTCTATGATTTGGCGCAAATCGAGTGGACCGCCAACAGTGCCAGTGCAGCAGCATTTACCATTGATGACCCAGACATTGGGTCTCCGCTGGTTGAAACGGGTTCATTCGGCATGGCAGTTTCTATCAACAAAGATTGGCTTGCAATTGGGTCTCCGTACTATAGCGGGTCCAGTGGAATCGTGTATCTGTACAAAAACCAAACGGTAGGAACCAACTACTCATGGTCCTTATTCCAGAAAATCACCCCGACCTATGCCGTGGACCAATCACAGTTTGGATTCAGTTTGAAGCTTAACAAGTATGATGGTCCCCATAGTTACAGTTTGGTAGTTGGCTGTGGAAACCTATCAAATGACATGGCGTATTATTTCGAGCAAGTCAATAATGCGTGGTCTCAGTCGTACGTTTTCCGCCCCGATTTCAACGTCCAGCCAATGACGTTTAATCCCGAGTATGTTCCGCAGCCTGACAACCTCACCATGAATTCAGTCAATGGCTTCGGGTATTCGGTAGGAACCTATGGAGACTCCGTTATTGTCGGAGAACCATATGACCGTATGTTTTTTGAGTACAGCGGGTCCACCCTTTACCAACAAGGTTCGGCATATATTTTCGAGCGTTGCCCCGGTGCCCCCGGATGGATACAAGTTCTGAAAACTTATGGGACGCCGACAACTCTGTACAACAATCGCATGGGGTGGTCCGTTGACATGTTCAATGGCAATGCTGTAGTTGGGGTTCCAAAAATAGATGTTGAGGGGATGTCATCCTGCTATGTCGGCGGAACGTTGAACCAATTGCATTATTGCAATGCCGATTTACAAACTCTCTTGGATGGGCAGGCCATGCTTCTACAGAAGGACACTGGGTCAGGCGTGTGGGGGATTACCAATGTCTATCAGAGAAAGAAGAAGTATCTGAGTCCATATCGAGACTATGGTTTCGACGTGGCTATTGCTGACGAGTCAATGGTAGTAGGTGCCCCGATGTATATGTTTGACATTAACCGTCAAATCAACATTGAAGTGACTCGTAGTTCCGACACGAATTTGGACGACCTTACGGGCAAGGCGTACATCTACAATCTTCATAACCTTCGTGACCAGTTCCACATTGGAAACGTTTTCTATCGCAATGGCAAAATTGTCATCATGACTTCGGGGTCTGTATTTGATGGGCTGTTCTATGCCCCAGTCAATACTTACACCTACGAATATGACTTGGAGTTCAAGAGTCAGCACACCATCTTCGAGAAGCAAGTCATCTGCACCGTGGACCCGGGTGAGTTCAATGTCAGTACGAACCCAACGGCAGTAGTTCAGAGTCCTTCGATATTGGACATCAACCATAATGGAATATTCGACTATCAAGATGTTGATGTGATTTTGAGCTACATGCAGTACAAGAACACGGCCATCCTTGGCCTTCCGACTTCGACAAATTGGAGTTCTTCTATTGTGAAGACCGACGATGAAATAAGCTTACTCAACTATTACAAGGCCAATACCGATGACAGCACCACTCCCCAGTTGATTAGCGAAAGCTTACTCCGCTGGGAGACGACTGACACGGAGATGCAAACGACCCTTGACCTCAATCAAGACTTCCGCATTGACTACCGTGACATGAACATCATGTGGAAGTATTTCACCCACAGATTGACTCAGGAGAATTACGCTACTTTCATCACGCCATCGTGCCATCGTCGCCTCTTTAGTGATGTCATGGACTATCTCAACGGGTTAAGCCAGAAGTTCGCCAAACCCGCTATTAAGAGCGATTTCTTGGACTATGAGCGATTGACCGTCTTTGACAAGACCGGCTCGTTCTTGGCCCCAATGGCGACAACCATCGGCCTTTACAATGGGCTTGAGATGGTGGCTGTAGCTAAACTTGGGACGCCGATTAAGATAACCCCAGAACTACCCATAAATTTCGTGGTGAAAATGGACTTCTAACGATATTTATATCTAAGTAAAGGAACAACTATATGCCAGCACCATCAGTAAGACCATCATTGACGACTACCCTCGACGTTCGCTATGCAAAGCAACATGCGGGTGGAGCGTTTGAAGTTAAGGAAGTACTCGGAGACCCGGGCCAAGAACCAGCAGCAGGGAAAACGATTGACGCTACCAGTCAGCAAGGTGCCGCTAATCAGAACCCAAATGGATTCTTGGTGAAGGCGTTGCAACAGGTGTCGCAACTCAAGGTGGTTCAAAATGGTGGATTGAGCAACGATTACTCCCTCTACATCCACGGACTCGACACAAGAAAGTATCATCCGTAAGAGAAAACTCAAACATATAAATTCTAAAATGGCGTCCATGTGACGCCATTTATTTTCTGATGGATTCTACTTTTTTCCACTTTTTTCTACTTCTGTTTATATGTATATTCACTATGAGACATAAAACAATAAAAATAAGCGAGGAACTTCACAAAGAAATCAAACAGTTTTGCGAAGAAAATAATCATAAACTCAATCAATGGTGTGAAGACCAACTTCATAGTCAATTGTTATATGGGAAGGAATATGCTCGCCTCGACAAGGTTCCAAAAGGTTGTGGGAGATGTGAAAATTTGGAAAAAAAGGGAAACTGATATGAACACCAAAGTCACCGGCATTTACAAAATAACGAACAATCTAAATGGAAAGTATTATGTTGGCAGTTCATCTGACATTTATCATCGGTGGTATATTCACAAGTGTAAGTTGAACAACAATCATCATGCCAATCCCCATCTCCAAGCGGCGTGGAATAAATACGGAGAACCTTCATTTCGGTTCAATGTGATTGAAGTCATCCCCGAAGAAAAACTTGAAGCGGCAGAACAAAAATATCTGAATGAATGTCGCCACTCTCCCGAATTGAATTACAATCTGTCTTTTGATTCTACCGCTCCAATGCGAGGACGAAAGATGTCATTGGAGAGTAGGAAAAAGATAAGCGAATCAAATGTGGGCAGGGTTATGTCGGAAGAGTCGAAGAAAAAGATAAGTAATGCTCGAATAGGAATGATATTTTCTGACGAGCACAAATCTCACATAAGTTCCTCGCAAATGGGTCGAGTGCCGTGGAATAGGGGGAAGATGGGGGTTCAAACTGCGTGGAATAAGGGAATGACTTATGGTGCCGAGACAAAGAGAAAAATAAGTATTGCGAAAAAGGGTAAACCCTCTCCGTTCAAAGGAAAACATCATTCAGATGAATCAAAACAAAAATTACGTGAAGCGGCTTTACGACGAGGGAGGGGTCAATGAAATCTCTCGGATTAGATTTGTCGTGTTCGACCTGCGGATTCGCAATAACAGAGGATAAAAAGTTGATTGATGCCGGATATTTTGACATATCAAAAGTAGAAAAGTACAAAGACAAAGCCCAAATCATAATAGATGGTCTCGTCGGAAAAGAATTCGGGAGAATAAATGTTGAAGAAAATTTGTCGGGATTTGCATTTGGAAAAACTTCCCAACAAACGTTATTGAAGCTGGCGAAGAATAAAGCGGTTATTTGCTATATTCTCGAAGAGCATTATCATCTTCCAATGGTTTATGCCAATGCTGTCACGATGCGAAAACAATTGTTTGGGGTGTCCAGAATAAAAGGAATAAAACCAAAAGATTTCGTAAAACAGAAAATTGAAACTATGTATAATATGACTCCGTGGATTGTGCTAAACAGAAACGGAGTTCCAGATAAAAAAATGGAAGATGCCTATGATGCGATAGTGGTATCGTGCTATGAAAACAATACAAATAACGTGCGATAGGTGCGGTAAAGTGGTCGAAGGAACCATTGACATTTGCCCTACCACGGGCGTTACTGTTACGGGTGGATACTACATTGTGGCCGAGGGCAACTGGAAAGAATATCAACGAGATGACGAAGAGTACGTCTGCGATGATTGTATGCATTCGGACCCCCAATACAAAAAGTTATACCAAGAGTGAAAGGCGGATACCTCTACATAGTTACGAACGATGCGTTTCCCGGCTTTGTGAAAGTGGGGTGTACAGAAGATTTGGACGCTCGCCTTCGGTCTTATCAGACCTCCGACCCCAAGCGTGGGTACAAGATGGTCTTCAACATTCCTCATCCAGATTGCATTCCCGCCGAGAAACGAATCAGAGAGGCAATGCGTCATTTTGCATTATCCCAACGAAACGAATGGTATGAAATACCATTGCACATGGCTATTTCTAGGTTGGAAGAAGAAGTTGAGAATTGCGATAATGGGCTAGTTTGATGTCTCGTAGTTTTTGGCGAGTTGCCTCGGAGTGGTGTTTTCCAAGCATTGGTCTTTTAGAAGGGTCTGATTGCCTCGCTATCGCCTTTGCTCTTATTTTTTGCTTGGTCTCTTCGGAAAGATGAGTGCCGTAACGGGGGTTCTTTTCTCCACGAAAATCGGCATGATTTCTTCGCATCTTCTCGATGATTTCTGGGGCGAAGTCCCCTCCACCACCCGCCTCGTAAATCATGTTGTAATTTGTATCTGGAACTGATTTGCAGCGGGTAAGATGCTCTTGTTCCCTGTCTAAAAGAGCCTCGGGAACACAGGTTTCAACGACAACGAGTTCGAAATTCTCCTTACCATATTTGTCCCACGCTCGCTGTAAATGACGATTGTGGTGCCTTGATTTCTTCAAATCCTTCTTGTGGTCCGACCATCGGTCGTAGATATTTTTGGCAGACCCAACGTAGTACTTGCCGTTGATTTTATTGAGGATTTTGTAGATTCCAGATGTTTTCACATCTATACATACTCAGAAAATTTCACAAAAGAGTTGACAATATTCAGGGTTCTGGTATTATGGTCGCAGAATGAAATTCCAAGGCTATTGAGCCGAGGATAGTTCTGACAGTGTGTCAGAGCAGAAAGACAAAATGAAGAAAACAACAAAGATAGCTACCTACCTCGTCATCCCAGATACGCACTTCCAAGCGCCGTTGAAGGATGGTAAAACGTTCCACGAACCCCGCTTCTGCCAAGACCCCGAAGCCATATCACTGATGCTTCAATTCATTGAGCCTTATCAGTTGGATGGCATTATTCATCTTGGAGACATTGCTGAAATGTCCACTATTTCCGCATGGAACAAAGCAGTTCAGCGTGAAGGCACAGCCCAAGATACCAATGGAGACTGGTACACCGCCTCGTGGGCGTCTCAGAAACAAATGGTGTACAATTTCTGGGCGTATTTGCATAAGAAATACCCCGATGCTAAGAAGTTCCAACTTGAAGGCAACCATGACTTCTGGTCCCGCACCTTCTTCTCTCAGCCCGCAATGCGACAGTTCCAAACCGAGGCTTTCCACAACTGGCCTGTGTGGAAGGATTTCAATATCGAATACCATGCCTACTGGGGCGGTGAGGAAGACCCCTTTGTGTTCATCAATGCTCCCGGTCACAAAGGAACGGTGGTTCTGCATGGATATAACAATGGTTCTATAAAGAAAATGCTTCGTGATTTCGACAATGTGGTGTATGGGCACCAGCATAAGGTCATTCGTGAAAGCATTGACTCCAACATCTACGAGAGACGCCGAGCGGATTGCATTGGCTGTATGACCAAGCTGCAAGCTGAGTATTGCAGTAAAGGCGGTGCTCAGAACGGTTGGGCGCACGCCTTCGCCATGATTCACGTCCTCTCCGATGGACGCACCCAAGTCAACGTCATTGACATTGGGCGTGAAATGACGCTCGTGACCGAGGGCGGGACTATTTATACTCCCATCAAACTCGCCACGATTGACCCTCTTCTTGCGGTGCTGGACTTGGGGTAAGTCTATGGGAAAAGCAACGCTAACCACTGCGGAGTGTATCCACAGGGCAAAATCTGCACACGGGAATAGGTATGACTATTCCCGTGTGCGGTATTATTCTCAGTACGATAAAATCACTATCATTTGCCCCAAGCACGGCGAGTTTTATCAGACCCCGAAAAACCACTGGAATGGGCAGACATGTCCTACATGTGCTAGAAGGCTTCGCCCTCAGTGTAGTCCAAAATCAACCGAACAATTCATACAGGATGCACAAGCCCTTCATGGAAACCGATATGACTATTCTAAAACCAAATACGTCAGTGGGCATGAGAAAGTAATCATAACGTGCAGAATTCACGGGGACTTTTCTCAAGACGCTTGCAATCATCTATCAGACCACGGTTGCCCTCAATGTGGCATTGAAGATGTACGTGAGGGGTTGAAATCCTCCACGGAAGATTTCATACAGAAGGCACGCCAACTTCAAGGGAATAGGTGGGATTACTCAAAGGTAATGTACAAATCCTCCGATGAAAAGGTGGAATTTGGATGCTCAATACATGGTCCATTCTATGCAACGCCAAATGCTCATTTGCGGGGGGATGGTTGCCCTCGCTGTGGGATTGTTCGTAGGTCCGAAGCAGCAAAGCTGTCTATGGAAGAGTTTCTCGGGCGAGTATCAGCAATCAATGGAGACCATTATGACTATTCTAAATTTGTATATGTAAATGGGAAAACAAAAGGAATAATTATTTGCCCCGAGCATGGAGAGTTTTTGCAGACCCCCGAGAACCACATACACTTTCAACAGGGATGCCCGAAATGTTTTGGAAAGGGGCTGATTGGATTGGAAGAATTCATCCGACGCTCAAAAGAGGTTCACGGAGATACATATGATTATTCTCAGACTTGCTATGCAAATTCCAAAACTCCTACCACCATCATATGTCGAGACCACGGTCCTTTTTTCACAACCCCCGATATTCATATGAGTGGACATGGATGTCCCAAATGTGGTGTGATGCGTAGCAAGTTTTATGCTCAACAGCCCGACAATATTCTCTACAACCGAATGAAGTCTCAGATGATGTGGGTAGAACGAAAACGGGACGAGTTATAATAAGTTGAGTTTCCTCTTGAAATCGGTTAGACTGCGAGGATGATGGTACAATCAGAATTGACAGCAATCTTCAATGAATTGCTCGGTCAGCAGGCCAGAGTCCGAAAATCGGGAGTTCAGGCCACGTACCATTGCCCCTTCTGCGTTGACAAGAATCTTTCTACCAACAAGTTGGAAATCGCCGTTGGCGGTGCTAGAATTGGCAGTTACCATTGCTGGCGATGCGATACGAAAGGTGCCACGTTTGGGAGTTTGCTCTACAAACTTCAAGCCCCGCCAAACTATCGGGACGCTATCTTAAAGCTTACTGGTGACATTCGGATGGCTCGTTATGCCAAGGCCGACCCGACTTTCCTCAACCTTCCGCCTGAGTTTCATCCAATCTCCAAACCTCGAATTATGCCAGAATATAAGAATGCCTTGGCATACTTAAAACGACGTGGTATCACCCGTGAGGACATACTTAGGTACAACATCGGGTACTGTGAAAGTGGGGAATATGAGCACCACATTATCATTCCGTCATATGATGCCAAAGGCGTACTCAACTTTTTCATTGGCCGACGTTATTATGAAGATGGGTGCGTTCCACATAAAAAACCAGACGTTTCAATGGACTTGGTAGGCTTTGAAAGCTTTGTCAATTATGACGAACCGCTTAATCTATGTGAAGGTGTATTTGATGCGATGGCCATTCGCAATAACGCCATACCATTGTTCGGAAAGTATCCGTCATCTTCATTGCAAATGCGAATGAACGAACACCACGTCAAGCGGGTAAATGTGATACTGGATTTGGATGCAGAGAAGGATTCCATAAAAGCATATGTAAGGCTAACACGCCATGTCCCTTGCCTCGAAGAGATTTCCATCGTTAAACTGTCAGGAAAAGACCCATCCAAACTTGGGTTTGAGAAAATTCATACCCTTATCCGACATTCCCCGCCATTTGATTGGAGCGACCATCTAAAATACGAACTTGGAATATGATAAATATACTAAAAACGAGCATTCCCGAATTCACTCACGTTCTGCAATTTGCGGACCTCCACATTCGCCTTAATAAGCGACATGATGAGTACAAGGAAGTCTTCAATAATCTCTACGAGGAAATCAAGAAGACCCCCGAGACCACAATCGTAGCTCTGCTTGGCGACGTGTTTCATTCCAAGAGCGACTTATCTCCCGAGTGCGTACAAGTTGCGTCAGACCTTTTCACCCGTATTGCCGCTATTCGTCCCCTTGTGCTTGTAGCTGGAAATCATGACGCTACACTTTCCAATAAAAGCAGGTTGGACAGTCTGACCCCACTTGTAGATGCCCTTAACAATCCGAACATTTACTATCTCAAAACCACTGGTCTCTACGGTCTTTCCAATGTGCTGTTCAACAACATGTGTGTGTTTGATACGCCCGAGAGATATATTCTTGGGAAGGATATTCCCGATGTTTATCGGCACCAATACGAGCATATCATAGCTCTATTTCATGGAGCCGTTGACAGGGCTGCATTGGAGACGGGATATTCCATCAGCAACCCCGCTATCATGAATCCCCTGTTTGACGGAAATGATATTGCTATGCTGGGTGATATTCATAAGCGTCAAGATATGCAGGACGCCGACCTTGACCACTTTAAGCCGTGTATTCATTATGTCGGTAGTCTGATTCAGCAAAACCACGGTGAAGGTCTGCATGGCCACGGCTACTCTCTATGGGACTTGAAGACCCGCACTTACAAGTTCACTGAGATAAAGAATGACTATGGATACTTCACAATTGACATTCATAAGGGACTTCTGGCGACGGACTTGACCAACCTTCCGAAGAAGGTTCGTCTCCGCATGAAGTGCTATGAAAGTGTTGCCTCGGAAGTCAAGAAGGTCTTGGCTGACATCAAGATGAAGACACAGGTCGTTGAAACGGCCTATGTCCGCATGGACCAAGAGCGAGATAAGAAGGACATTATCCCATTGTGTAAGGATATTGTCCTTGCCGATTTGACCACGGTGGAGTATCAGGAAAAACTTCTGACCGAGTTCCTAACGAAGAAGCTTGAGATTACGGACCCCGTTAAGATTGAAGAGATTCTGAAAATCAACAAGGCTACAAATGCTCTCATTAAACGGGATGACTTTACTCGTAACTTGAAATGGAAACCCATAAAGTTCGAGTTCGACAATATGTTCACTTATGGGGAAGGCAACGTCATTGACTTTACTCAGATGACTGGTGTTTATGGCATCTTTGGTCCCAACAAGTCGGGTAAGTCGAGCATCCTCTCGGCTCTTATCTTCTGTCTCTTCGACAAATTTGACCGTGGCTACAAGGGACTTCACGTCCTCAACGTTCAGAAGTCTTCCTTCCGTTGCAAGTTGGAGTTCGAGATTTCTAGCGTGAGATACTTCATTGAACGCAAGGGTAACACAACTCGCTCGGGCAATGTCAAGGTGGATGTTCGTTTCTGGAAGATAGTCAACGGGGTTGAGGAAGAACTTCACGGCACCGTGCGTCGTGATACCAACGACATCATCCGGGACTACATTGGAACCTATGAGGATTTTGTTATCACTGCCGCCTCATTCCAGAACGCTAAGAACCTAACGTCATTCATTGACATGGGTAACAGTGAGCGTAAAGACCTTCTGGTACAATTCATCGGCCTTAACGTCTTTGACCGCCTCCATGAGTCTGCGGGAGAGCGTAGCAAGGAACTTGTGGCTGTTCTTAAGACTCATAAGGATAAGAACTATCAACTCGACATTCAACAGAATGAAGCTGCACTGTCTCATGCCGAGACGCTCTTCTATTCGTCCAATCAGGAAGTGGAAAGCTTGAAGAAGCAGATTTCTGACGTAAATGAGCAAATCATAGCCGAGAGTGCCAATGTCATCAAGTTGGATACAAGCGTTCCCACGGACCTTTCGTCATTGGAAACTCGAAAGCAAACTGCGGAATCAACTCTTACAGCCAAACGCAAGGCGATTTCAGATGCACGGGAGATTCTGACGGCTCAAGAGAAAAAGCTTGGCGAAATCAATTCCGAAGTCGAAAAGATTGAGAAGTCAAACTTCGTAGAAGCCCACAAGACTTACAAGGAATTATGCGACAAGATGACTGCTCTCAAGCAGACAATGGACCTCAAGAAAGTAGAAATCAAGAGTAAGCTTGAAAAGGTGGAACGTCTTAAGAACCACAAGTACGACCCGAACTGCAAGTTCTGTGTGGATAATGATTTCGTCAAAGATGCGACCAAGGCCAAGAAGCAATTGCCCGATGACAAATTCGAAGCTAATGGAATGATGGAGACGTTGGATGGCCTTCGTACGAAGATGGAAGAAACCAAGTGGGTTGAGAATACCTATGAGACCTACACCAAGCTTCTGACCGAGCGGGGGACTGTCAAGGATAAGTGTGCTACAGCCAGCAAGAGCATCATTATTGCGACCAATGAACTCGAACGTCTGGATGCAGCGTCCAAGGCAGTTATTTTACAAATCGAAATCTACCATCGTAATGAAGTAGCGGTGGAGAACAATGTCAAAGTGCAATCGAAAATCAATGCGTTTCGTACTACCCTTACCAAGCTTGATGTTCAGTTCCAGAAACAGCACCAATCGCTATTGGAGATTTCTGGCAAGCGTGAACTGTTCAAGTCCACCATTCAAACGGTCACGAAGACCCTCGCCGAAGTCACGGCAATGGAAACCGAACTCGAACACCGTCAGCATTATCTCGCCGCAGTGGGGCGTGATGGTATCCCATACCAAGTCATCTGCAACACAGTTCCCGAGATTGAGAAGGAAGTCAATTCCATCCTCAGCCAAGTGGTTGACTATACTATTCAGTTTGAGACCGATGGCAAAAACGTTGTGCCCTACGTTGTCTATGAGTATGGCCGATGGCCAATCGAATTGACTTCTGGATATGAGCGGTTCGTAGCCAGTGTGGCTATTCGTGTTGCTCTGACAAACATCTCCAACCTTCCTAAGACGACGTTTCTTGCCCTCGACGAAGGCTTTGGAACACTCGACGCCGACAATCTGGCGTCAATGTACACGCTCTTCTCATTCTTGAAGAACAACTTCGACTTCGTGCTTATTATCTCACACCTTGATGCACTCAAGGACGCTGTGGATAAACAGATTGAGATAAAACGGGAAGGCAACTTCTCATTCGTAAACTACGAATAAGGCTATATGTATAGGTGGGATTTTATATCTCACCCGTACGTATGGCCAAACAATTACTCTCAAACTTCGGTAAGCGGGGCGACACCAGCTTTACCACCACCGGCATAGCCCAAGGGCTTGCCGACATTAAAGTTGATATTGAGGATACTGCTCACTTATCACAATACTTCAAAGTCGTAGAATTCGAACCGGTATTCACTGCGGGTAAGAACTCTATTTCTTTCAATGGGTCCGACTTTCTCGCCGATGGTTCTGAAATCAAAGTTGAAGTTTTGGATAGTGATGGTAATTCACTATACTTAGCCTCTCCACCCCAAAAGAGCAACTTTGTTGACATTGCTAATTTCACAGTTGCCATTCACGTTTACAAAGAAACAGTCAGTGGAGCGGGGAAGGTATTTCTCGTAGGCACCACGACCAAGGGAGAAATCGTCAGGTGGTCGGCCAACATCACCATCAACACGACGTATCAAAACGTTTCTCGTGTACGTTTCCTCAGCCCCGTGGCAAAAATGAGGAATGGACCATATATGGAGGTCCGTCCTCTTCTTTACCCAGTCATTCAAAATACAACTGGTTCTTCATTATCAAGTGAGGTCACAGTTGCAGGTTCGTTTTATCTCAGAGTGGAAAACTCTAACGGATTCTTTTCCCCCGGCTCTGCTAATTATGGATTCGTATTGCCAGCTAATGCAGCAATTGTCTTATGGTCTGCGGTGACCGGAGACCCAAATAACAGAGTGGATTCATTCAACAACCAGATGGAAGGCCAACCCATCACGCTTCATTACGATTACGTCAATCTAAAGACACAGGACAATCCTCCCGTTTATCAATATAGACACGCTGATACCACGGCAACCATCACCAAAGTTCGAAGCACAACCGAAATCGAAATAAGTACTATTCCGCTTGGACCCATTGCCCAGCTATCATCCTCGGGAGGGCAATTCACAAGTAGCTATTCCCAAATCCTGTATGTCCATCAGGCCGTAACTGTCCCATGTACATCGGTATGGATTCACGACACTCTCCCGGGTTACATGGAAACCCAAGTCAATTCTGACACA